TCAGGCGAATTAGAGATGCGGTATATGACCGCAAAAGATGAAGATATTTTAACATCACAAAACTTAATAAGAAGGGGGGTGGTTATTGACAAGTTATTAAAGTCCCTCGTAGTTGACAAATCTATTGATTTAGATTCAATGCTTATTGGAGACAAAAATGCATTGATGGTAGCGGCCCGCGTATTAGGATATGGCAAAGATTATAACTTTGAAGTCGATTGTCCTGCATGTTCAGAACATAATAAGGATAGTGTCGATCTAACCCTATTAGTTGAAAAAGCTGTCAGTTTTGATGGTCTTGAAAAAGGAATTAATGAATTCAGTTGAACACTTCCAAAGTCGAAAATTGATATTAAATTCAAATTGCTCACCCAAAAGGATGAACGTGAAATTGATGCCGAACTCAAGGGTCTAAAGAAAATTAGTAAAAACGACGTTGAAAGTGATATCACAACCAGACTGAAAAAAGTGATTACAAGTGTCAATGGAAATTCAGAACGAGCTTTCATTAATAACTTTGTAGATACCAGCTTATTGGCAGTAGATTCAATGCCATTCAGAGAACACCTTAGAAATATCACACCAGATGTTGATATGTCATACAACTTTGAATGTTCATTGTGTGCTCATGCTGAGGAGGTGACTGTCCCTATGACGGTCCAGTTTTTTTGGCCTTCCGCCAGAGTATAGAGTAACCGTACACGAAGAAATCTATACTTTGTGTTATCATGGGAACGGCGGATTCAATCATACTGAGGTGTATCACATGCCCGTATGGCTCCGCCGCTTCTATATAAAAATGATTCAAAAATCTATCAAAGATGAACAAGATGCACACGATAAAGCCCAAAATAAGAATTCGGGTATTGCGCGTGGTCCACAACTGAAAACTTAGGAATTTGATATTTATATGTAAATAGATAGGATTGAACTATGAGTTCATACAAAACAATTAAGAATGAATTTGAACGGTTATGTAGTAAATATTTAATCGAAGTGCCGGACATTGTGCCGGCACTGGTTGATGATAAATGTGATACTACCAATCCTCCATATTTTATAAGAATAAAAGAACAATCATGCGATTCCATATATCAGGCTAGACATTTATTTGGGCATTATTTATCAGATTTACATGCTATAAATGACGAACAATCAGATATCGTCGCGGATATTATTGCCAAATTAATCGGAGAAAATTATGAGTAAATTAAATGAGGGCATCATGGATATATTGGATAACTTTTTAACATTTCTACTTAGAAATGACACGAAAGGTGCCAAGAAGTATATAAAGAATCATCCAGAAATAAAAAAACATAGAAAAGAATTGGATCGACGAATAAAATCGGCAAATGCTGCTTGGGCAGAAGTGGATATTGATAAACTTGAAAGGGTTATTACAAAAAAAGAATTCATGTCTGAATATTTCAAACGGTAATGGATTGGTAAGGATTAAATAAAATGGCAAAACGAACTTCTAGAAATATTGAGGCCAAAGAAACACTTGATTTAATGCGAGCTCAAATCACGAAGCTTGATGAGCAAATTGAAAAGGCCGATACTTTGGCAGAAAAGGGTAAAAAACGTAGTGCGGCCGAAGAAGTAACATATCAAAATATAAAAAAGCAAAATGCCGAATTAAAGAGAAAAATAAAAAACACCGCTACAAACGAAACTCAAATAGAAAATCTCGGGAAAAAATTTGCCAATCTTAGCAAGTCACAACAAAAGATTCTACAAAATACAGTCAATTGAACTGACAATATGGCAACTCTGCAAGGAATTACCCTAAAGGAATCGGAATCACTGCAAAAAATACGAGATTTATCTAGTGAAACTATGGATTTGGGTTTGGCTATGGTACACAACCGGAAGAATTTAAATTCTGAAGAATTTGAAACGGTTGATTTATCTTCACATTTATCCGATCTGATGAAAACTAGAAAATCTCTGGCCGACGGTGAATATGATATTACGGAACAAGGTGTTGAAAATAATATTAAACTGATAAACGCTCAAATCAAAAATGTTAAAAGTATGCAAGCACAGTCAAAAATGCATGATTTGATAAACAAAAAAAATACAGAATTAAATTCAAAAATTGAAGCTCAAAAGGAAAAATGGGGTGATATAAAGGCCAAATTGATATCCATTGTCACCAATCCAATAACGGCCCTTAAAGTTGGCATTTTGGCTATAGGGGTGGGGTTAGTAGCATTGGGTAAGAAAATGGTTGATTTCGGTAATGAAACTGGATTTTCATATGGTCAATTAATTCAATTTGGACCGGCCATATTGTTTGCGCGAGAGGAAGCGAAAGCACTATTGGCTGAGTTTGGTTCACTTGATATAGCGACAAGTCAAAATTTAATGAAAATGAAATTATTGGGATTCCAATATGGGGTATCCGCCGAATCTACAGCTAAATTGGCTGAAATGATGATGGCTGTATCAGGTTCATCCTTTTCAGCATCAATGCATAGTTTGGCAATGGTAGGTGAATTGGCTCGAGCAAACAAAGTTGCTCCAGCGGCAGTTATGGAAGATTTGGCTGGGGACACCGAAATGTTCGCCACATACGCAAAAGACGGTGGGGACAATTTATTTACAGCGGCAATCGAAGCTCGTAAATTGGGATTGAGTATTGCAACGACTGCAAAAATGGCTGAAAGTCTATTGGATTTTGAAAGTTCAATCGAATCTTCAATGGAAGCATCAATTCTATTAGGCAGAAATATCAATACGGATAAAGCTAGACAATTGGCATTTACAGGTGACTTGGCAGGAATGCAACGAGAGGTATTAAAACAAGTTGGTAGTCAAGCGGAACTGGAAAATATGCAGTATTTCCAAAGGAAAAAATTAGCTGCAGCATTTGGTGTGGGAGTTGAAGAATTAACAAAAATGGTATTGAATCAAGAGCATTTAAATCATATGTCAACCGATCAAACTGCCGCTGCAGAAAAACACGCTGCAATGGTAAAGAATATCGGGACCGCGTGGAACGACATTACTGGGGCTTTAAAGAAAAGATTTCAACCAATGTTAGAGTCCATTGGTGAAAAAATACCTGCAATATTGGAAACGATGAGTGGGTGGATAACTGACTATATAGCTCCAGCATTAGAATGAATGGTTAAAAATTGAAAAATAATAGCTATAACAGTCGGCGTACTTTTACTACCAGTTATTGCGATAGCGGCAAAATTTGCATTGATGGTGGCCTCCGTTGGTTTATTGGTCACTGGTATTAAAAAACTGTATGAATATTCTCCAGGATTATTGGCGAGCCTGACAGCTCTCGCTGCGGTTGCTTTATTATTCAGAAAACGAATTATTGGCAATGGAATGCTCACAAAGTTGGGCAAAATGAAAGGTTTGATATCTGGAATGGCCTCTTCAAAGGGTGGATTATCAACAGATAAGGCTGGCAGATTAAGAGATGCTAAAGGAAGATTTGCAAAAGCTCCAAAGCCAAAGGGTAAGGCTGGACTTGGATTCGTGGAACGAATTAATCCCAAAAAGATGTTGGCTGGTGCTGCAGCAATGGTAATTGTGGCTGGTGCATTATACATAACCGCACAGGCATTGGTGGTATTTAATAAAGTGGATTGGCCCAGTTTGGGTAAGGCCGCTTTAGCATTGGGTGGATTGGTAGTAGCGGTATTAGCATTGGGGGCAATAATGTCTAGTGGTGTTGGAACTGTGGCAATTTTGGCTGGTGCGGCAGCAATGGTAATAATGGCTGGCGGATTATTGGTATTGGGATATGCTATTCAGGCGATAGGAACTGGATTTACTATGTTATCTGCTGGATTTCTTAGTTTTGAACCTATACTTACAAAATTGGCCCCAATGACATCTTCCATAATAAGCTTGGGAGAAGCATTTGGTAAACTTGGTTGAGGTATGGCAAAACTGGCTGGCGGGGCATTATTATTGTCTCCATTTTTGCCTGTATTGGACAAATTGACTGGAATAGGTGGATCGTCGGATGTGACTGTTTCTGGAGATGGAAATACTGTTAATCAAGCGACTGATATGGCCGAAACGAATAAATTATTAACTCAAATAGTGGGTGTAAATAGGGAATTATTAAAACAAAATAAGGATTTGATGAACAAACTGACTGGTAAAGTTGGAGAACTGGGAGTATCGGACTAATGAGTATTATAGATTTAACAAGTGATTTATCAGCTGGTGCTGGAGACAATTTAAGTCAACATGGTGGACGCCATGGTGGATTATCAAATGAAACTCCATCCATGCCTGCACATTCAATTGAGCATTCTCAACTTGATACTGGAGTTGGTAATTCAAGTAATGCACAATCATTTAATGATGGTCATGGATATACTGTTACTGGAAATAAAGAATTTGATAGACCCAATGAAAGTGCATTAGCTAATATGCTGGAAGCGGTGGGCAGTCAGGTACACCCAACTGGTGAAGGTATTCAAACTGGTCCTGTTAATTATTTTAGTGGGGTTACTGGAGAATGGGGACCTGGGACATTGCCCGCTGGATTTACTTTTAATATGGCATACGGGGACTCAAAACTGGCACCAAATGACACAATGGCACTAAGTACAACCAGACATACTGTGGGGTTAGATACATTGGAACCTATCATCTTTGCGGCACCTAATGCATATGACAGCGATTTTATGACTACTCCAATTGCTAATAACATAAGTAATCTGCAGGGATTTTCAGATTCATTAACTCATAATGTAAGTATGATTACATTAACTGGACCAACCGCTGGTGAAACATATCAAACGGCAATAAATACGACACCCAGTACATTGGGCGCACATGGGAGTGATTTTATGACTACTCCAATTGCCAGTTATATTAGTAGATATGCTCCTCCAATTGAAACATCGGTAACTAATCCTGATATTGTTTATGACACTCCGGCGATAACATTGCCAATTTCATACGCTAAAACTAGAGCGGCATTTAATCATCACACGGCGATTCCATTTGCAGATTCTGTTCAATATATGACAGGAGACATAGCTGATACTGGTGTTCCAATATCATATGAGAAAACAGACCGAACATTTTTTGATCATTATCCAGAGGTAGATTTTGAAGATTCATTGCATTGGATTGAGGGTGATGTCAATTTGGCCGCACACAATCCAACTACTATTAGAGCTAGACAATTATCTAGAATAGCGACTGCTCCAGTATGATCCACAACTAAAGATGCTATCAATACATCATTTGTGGATGGAAAACAACCTACATTTCATATTCCAAAACAATATAGTTTTGTTGGTAATTATGGATTACAGACTAGAATACTGACCGATTCGGATGAAAACATTGATTGGGCTGGAACATACCTACCAAATAAAGCGTCTACTAAACCTACATCAACATTACAATTTGCCAGCTTATTTGGACCAATTAAAGACAGTAGATTTAAAACCGGCGATGCAATAAACATGACATTTACGGATATATTTGGGCATGCATATGAAGCATTGTCGTCATTGAATTCCAATATCGCTTTACCTACAAAAGAAGATACTCCAAGTCCTACGGATTCGTGGTTTAAAACATTCAGTATAGGCAAGTCATATACAAAAACATACAAACGACGATCTAGAATTCAATATTTTGATACCAGTACCACATTGACAATGGAACCATATACTAGAAATTTTCAATTGGGCAAACAGAATGAAAATTCACCAAAATTTCTGAATACTGGTTTTTATAGGGGGGAGGCTTATTCTCCTTCCGTGGCCAAAATTGGAGAGGGCAGCTCAATAACAAATAACACACGTGGTGATCAATCACGCTTAAAAGATTTGCATAAAGATTCGTGGGGAAATGATGATGCTACAAATTTGGATAATTATTACGGCCGTGGATTTAAAGACGGTGATGAACTCAATTATAGAATTGGAGATGGACATAATGATATAGGATTTAACCAACCATTTTACCTTCATGATATAGGAGATAAATATGGATTGGGTAATACAGGCGCTTTTGATGAGGGCATAGTACGTGGTGGATTAATTACATCCATATCAAGAACTATTGCCGATGTATTCAGAATCGGCAAATTTATACTTTCGACTAAAGGTGTTCTATTTGGAATAAAACAAGTGGCATTGCAGACCCTTAATACTAAGGAAGAAACTAGAACATGGAATCCATTGTCATTGGGTTCTATAACGCCTACAGTTCATATCAACCGACATTGGAATACTGGATCACCACTTGTATCATCTACCGTTTTGGAATTCGAAGCGGCCAATCCTTTAGATACAAAACTTGTTGATTGGGGTGAAAATTCATTGAATTATCATTTCAGAAAAGAAGAAGCAATTATAGATAATCCGGGAACAAATCCGTTATTATCAAAACTGGGAAGTCTACTGGGCAATAATGCGGAAGCAAGTAGAGAGATAGATAGAATTCGAAAAGATCAATTTGGTGATGATGAAAAATTTGCTGTAATTGATGTTGGAGATCAAAGTAATGCTGGAATTCTTAGACAATTTACAGATGGGTCTGAAACAACCGGAGATGGATTTTTCTTTAGGCCCGAGACATTTAATGCCGGTTTGAAAAAGGCTGGTTTTAGTCATATTAAGGCCGATTTGGGATCGAGTAAGCTTATGACAAGTAAGGTTGACAAAGTTAATGCCCTACCATACGGGAGTGTTAATGGAAAAGAGCCAAAGGAAATTAACAATTTAGAAGTACGAGATTTCATTCCATTTAAATTTAAAGATGTGGTCAATAATAAATGAATCATTTTCAGAGCCATTCTGTCTGGGATATCGGATAGTGTTACACCAGATTGATCAGAAGAAAAATACATAGGCCGCCCCGATAAAGTATATACATACGCTGGAGTGGACAGGGAAATAAGTTTCAATTTCAATGTATATCCAAAGACGAAACAGGAACTGCCAATTTTATGAGAAAAAATGAATTATTTAATTGGAATGTGTTACCCCAGCTGAAAAGATTTTTCCAATAGTGATATGGAACGAATGGTATCTCCATTTGCCGAATTGACCATTGGTAATATGTGAACGGGGGCTCCAGGATTTTTAACCAGCTTATCAATAACGGTAGAAGATAACACCACTTGGGAATTGGATGATCATTTCAAATTGCCCAAGCATTTAAGTGTTAGTGTTGGGTATAAATACATTGGAAAACACAAGCCGGCTCAAAAGGGTAAGCATTATGATTTGGATTGGCTGGATTATAAAAATAACAATAATAAAAGTTCCACTGCATATTTGGATAATCCAAATGGCAATTATCCCGATAGGCATTCCGATGGGATGGATTTAAGGGAATTGTTCGCGGAAATGGGGCAATCTGGAAAGGGCGATGGACCATTTTCATGGTCTGATCCATCGTGGGAGGATTAAAAAATGGGTAGATATACACACACCAATATAAAAAGAAATTCTTTAAAAAACCGTGTATTTAAGACTACATTGTATCCCAAGATTCCAATATTGGATTCTGATATTTTCACAATGTCCAAAAAAGGTGACAGGCTAGATTTGCTTGCATTTAAATATTATGGAGACACATCGTTGTGGTGGATAATAGCACTTGCCAATGATATAGATGATGCAAATTTTACATTAAAATCTGGACTGGATATCAGAATACCCACCGACACTGCACAAATATTTAGTGATTTGGAAGAATTAAATAGGGGGTTTTAATAATGATTAATCTACAACCCATACATAGTAAAATTAGGGCGGAATTGCACAGACGACAAAAGTTGTTAAATAGAGAAGGCATACTATTTGAAGGTCCGCAGACCGATGGTACTGGGAAAAAGAAAGCCGACGCAAATAACATTTTTGCAAAATCGACTTGAATCCGGATGGTTGGGCTTATCAAAGATGATAAACCTGTAATAATAGGTGGGGGATTGTTAAAAGAAAATCAAGAAGCATATTATGGTTTTGAGGATATGTATAATTCTCCTAGAAATACTGGTGATAATCAGTACAGACCAATGCCTGGAGTAAAAAGTATTAGTGTTGAATATAAAAATACATTGGCGACATTGCGTACTGCTACTATTAATTGGACTTGTTGGTCATTTGACGATGTTACCAAATATACTCCATATTTTTTAAAACCGGGTAGAACTGTTATTTTAGAATGGGGATATTCATATTCGGACAATGATATGGTATTACATGATATAAATGAAAAAAGCCCAGATATGATATTGGCACATAAAAAAATGATGGAAAATTCATTTAATTCCAATGGAACTTATGATGGTATGATTGGTCTCGTAACCAATTTTGAATGATCGACTAGAGACGATGGGGGAATCGATTGCACTACCAATATTTCTTCAATGGGATTAGACATATTAAAACAACGAATTACTCCAGTGGACAATATAAATGTCGCAAAAACGGATAAAAATGATAACCGAAAAGTTGAACTTAAACAAAATTTCCAAACATTTCTAAGGGACATTTCAACCAAACTTGAAAAATTTAAACATGTGGATGATGGTGGAATTGGCAATGAAGGAATGCCATTACAATGAATTAAGAATAGATTTGAACCATCTACCGGTGCCGATCCGAGATCACATGAATTATATATATCATGGGGATGAATAGAAGATAATATATTAAATAAATATTTAAGCAAAGTGGACGCTCACGGTGTAGTAATAAGTTCAATTCGAAGTATAGAACCTATATTAAAAGACAACGGGGATCAACACACAATCGAAACGGCTGGATTGGCTGAAACTGAAGGATTGCCCCCAGATCAGCTGGCATGACAATCAACTAAAATATCAAGTCATGATAAATTGATTTCTCCAGATTATAAATTTTTTATTTTACCTGGACAATCGCATAGAAATGTGGATGATCTTACTGATGTTCATCCGATATTGCGGGATTTTAATAAGGATTTCCCAACGTTCCAAGTAACTGATGATCCAGCTGAATATAAAAATTTAAAGATAGGATACATGCGAAATATAATGTTCAATTGGAATTATTTGATAACAAATGTATTCAATGACGCGTCTGATATCACCAGTGCACTTAAAAAATTGTTTGAGAGAATGAATGAAAATGTTGGAATATGAGATTTGCAATTGGTATCTGCACCAGATAGACCCGGTACATTAAAGATTGTAGACATGAATCTTACCAAACAATCTGTAAAATCGTTGCTTAAAATTCCGAGTGAATTGGATAAATATTGAGAAACTGTTACTGGTGGTTTATTCCATTTCCCAGTTATGGGTAAGGATAGTATTGTTACTGCACAATCATTAAATGCTAAAATTACAAATGAAATGGCTATGGCGATGATGTGGGATAATGCTGAGGAAATTACGTCACCTTCCCAAATGGGAGGCATTAAAATTGTCGCTGCTAGTAAATTGGGTAGTGCTCCTGGTGATAAAGACGGGCTGATTCATGATATTAAACCCGGTTGAAATTTTGATAAATTTGGTAATAAATCCGCTGGGGTAAATTCCAAATTTGATACGGAAAGTGGTCCCGATGTTGGTATTGAGGCCATTGATAAAAAAGGGTCAGATTCAGAAAATCACGATGATGAAACCGCCGAAACTGTCAAAAGCATACATACGTTGAAATTTACCGAAAAACAATTTTTTGATTTTAATTTCAAATCGGAAGATAAAGACACATTGACTGGCAGTGTTTATGGATATTGGGGGAATTTATTAAATACCAAGGACACTCCATGATTGGATGTCATGAAATATTTAATTACATACGATGAAAAAGAATCGGTTTCTATTGATTTTGATCCCATGGTCGCGTTGGAAATCTCATTAACATTGGATGGTATATCTGGGATTTTCCCAGGAAATTGTTTTACAAGCAATTATCTGCCTTCCCAATATAAAGATCGGGTATTATTTCAGGTTATGAGTTCTACACAAGAGCTGGACGCGTCCAGCTGAAAAACTTCCATTGTGGGAAAAATGAGAATATCCGTAAGGGATCAACTTGACACGGAAAAATCCGACCGAAATTTCCTAAAAGATGAAAAGGCCGAAAATGAAGAACAAATTGAAAGGACTGAGAACTCGGAAACGAAAGCTGAATTAATGAGACGATTGGGTTATATTATTCCGGATGCATTATAAAAAATGATAAAAAAAATTAAAAATATAAGAGATAAAATGGATCGTAAATTGACTGGTCGTATCACTGGGATAAATGAATTTACCTATGACAATGGTAACTGGGTTAGAGCCGACTTGCCATATTCTATATATTACACAAAGGATAAAATTGAATATTATATTACGGACACAATTGTTCCAGAAATAATTACACTAAAAAAGGGTAGTACCGATTTCGCCAAATATAAAAAGTCCAGAAATGGCAATATAGCATCCACCTGGTTTGTAACACCATACGCCGTGGAAGTGAAGAAAAAAGATATCAAAAATGGATATTTGGACAGGTATTTTGTTCAACGATTAAACGACAATCATTCTCCACTAATCGAGATCAATAAATCCCAATTTGGAAATCCATTACCATATTATACAAAAGGTCAAATACGCTGGGTCATATCTGGAAAATTGAATGATGTGGTAGAATCAAATATAAAAGCATTGGACTTGCTGAGAGACATATTTCCAGAGACATTCATATCAATTAGCTTCACAGAATACTGGCAGGATGTCCCAACAAAAAAGGAAGCAATCGAAAAAAAACTGGGGTTTTAAACATATACGCTGATACTTATAATAAAGGTTGTATAAATGGTTATTGAAACAATATCACAATTGGATGATTTTATGGCACTATGGGGTTCCCATGAGTGGATTGTAGTGCCCATTATGTCCGACACCAAAGTACACCCATTACAGAACAAATTATGTGTCCTATACGTCAAACCCATAGAAAGTGATACCGACGCTATTTTGGCATTCGATCATACAGAATCATTGAATCTTCCATATGACGCTCTGGCCAAATTAGAGACTGGTCAGAAAAAATATGTGTACGATAAAAAGGAAATGAATCATATATACAAATTTGACAATGTAATCGATGTTAATATGCTCCACTATCAGATGAACAACAAGCCGCTGTTGATCGATAATATCACGACTCCAGCACACCAGTTTTTTCACGTTAGGCATTATAGAAAATCGAATTTGAACTCGGTCATCCCTATAATGAAGCACTTGGAATATTGCAGAAATTTGGCTGGCGAGTTGGGAATATGGACATTCATACCACCAAATGATTTATATAATAATCAGTATATGGACAATATGGAATACATAGAATCGGCGGGATTGCGGACATTAGACGGCATGGCATATACGAATTACAATATGTACACTAGTACGGGGAGACCTTCAAATGCGTATGGTGGTACTAATTACGCGGCATTGAATAAATCGGATGAGACTAGAAAAAAATATATCAGTAGATTTGGCAAGGATGGATACTTGATTGAATATGATTTCAGCGGTAATCACTTGTATATCATTGCTGATTTAATAGGATTCAAATTTACAGAATCTCCCCACGATTACCTTGGAAAAATTTATTTTGATACTGACAAGCTAACCCCAGAGCAATATAAAGAGGGCAAAGGGATCACGTTTCAATTATTATATGGGGGAATTGATAGGGAATTTGAAAAAATCGACTTTTTTGCACAAGTTAATATGTATATACAGAAGTTGTGGAATAAGTATAAAATGCATAGCGTAGTGTCTCCCATAAGTGGGAAAACCATATACAAATCAAATTTAAAAAATATGAATCCACAAAAATTGTTTAATTATATGTTACAATTACTGGAGTTCGAAGATGTACATGAATACTTGAATCAAATTAAAATTATATTGGATAGATCAGAAACTAAGCTTATACTTTACACTTATGATTCGTTACTATTCGATTTTAACGGAACTGACGGTAAGGAATTACTGATTGGAATTAAGAGAATTATGGAAAGCCAAGGCAAATTGGTAACTGTAGATATGGGCGTAAATTATTATGATATGAAAAGTATCGATAATTATTTTGTGTAATATTTATATATAAAGAATGGAGAAAAAAATGAGTTTTGACTTTAACACCGATGAATATTTGGACGCACTATTAATAGAGTGGGGCTACAGAGTCCACGATGGAATGCCAAATCCCAATGATTTTGGTCATCAAATGGCACTTAGGGATATATTAACCGAATGGGATTGGGATATACCCACGATCAATGAATTTATTACAAATTTGAAAAATGTAAAAACATTGAATGAAAAAATAGGGAAGGTGTATGTTCAGAATGATAAGGATGCACCGGCCGGAGCGGAAATCGAAACTGGACCAAAGGGTGGCCATTATTACAAGGGTGATCCTAAAACTGGAGAACCGGCAAAATCTGATGGTGAATCTGGAGGAAAAGATGAGCCAAAATCTGATAGTCGGGACAATGGGGATCAAGGCACTGATAAAAAGCATGAAGAATTGACTAGTACTGATCATCAAAAAACCGACTCCGCTCTAATGATGACAAAAGAAGGTGCTAAAGCTCAGGCGAAACAAACGGGAATAAAGGGTGTCGGTGCCGGAACAGCGGAATCGAGAGCAGGAGAAGCCGCGGTTCACAAAACATTGAGATTGCTTAAGAGTGGAAAATCCATGGATGAAATCGAATCTGAATTAATGGATATTGCTAATAAAAAGGAATCCGTTTTAACTAAAGAATGGGTAACGGCAGCTATCGCGTCTGGCAAATCTATTGAAAGCATGTTTGGAATGGATAATATAGATGAAATTATGTGGGATACTCCAGAAGGAAATTCCGCTATAAATACTACTGGTCATGGGACTTCTTCGGATATGTTTGTTAAATTAAAAGATGGAACTAGAGTTGGGATAAGCCTTAAAAAGAGCGGACAGGTATTTCTGAGCAATGGTGGATATGGAAAAGTATTTGACACAATATCGGTAGAATTAACCAAAGGTGGGGTGAGCAAATCCGATCTTGAAGAATTTAAGAAAAAGGCTGGTAAAAAGTCATATGTTGCCGATTTGAAAAAACAGGTTAATGAAGGTGCCAGTGCATTTGCGGAAAGTGCAAATTCAAATGAAATTTTGAAAAAATTATTAAAAGACGACAAATATGCCCGAGACACATTGGGCCCAAATTTTGAAAAATATAGAAAACGGATCGACTCGGAATTTGTAAATAGAATTTCTGGGAAATCTGGGAAAATGAATGGACTTGATGTTAGGACGTTTGCTAAGATTGCACAATCTTCATCTTTTAGAGAAACCAATCCGGAAGTATATAATAATATGAGAAATGCTGATGCTAGACTTCTATCTAGATTTTTGGAATCCGTTAAGGACAATCCACAGATTGAAGATGGATTTAAAAAACATATTTTGCATGGAATTCATATTGATGAAACATTGGGCATTACTCCCAATAAGAGTTTGGATAAGTTTATTACTGTTTATGGTATTCCACCAGATGGGTCGAAATTGAGTGAAAAGACATTGATGACGATATTTGGTAACAAATCCAAAAATATACTCGAAAAATTCAGAGATGCTCCAGATAATGAAAAAGATAAATATAAAAAAATGTTAATGGATGAAATTGAATCGAAATTGGTAATTGATTATAAAGACGGTTCAAGGGATGGGTCTATAAAAATAAAACACGAAGATGGAACTGAATATCCATTATTCAAAATGTCGGCCAGATCAAGGGGTATAGGAGCTTCACCTACAATGGAAATAGTGCAAACCACATTTATGGCTAACGCTCTACAATATGGTATGGATATTGATCAGTGGCCACCACTTCAAGAAAAGAATTTTCTAAAAAAATCCATTGCTGAATATAAAGAAGAATTAAAAGACGCGGCACCAGCTAATGCTCCATATATTAAAGAAAAGATATCGGAACTTAAACAGAAATTGGTGGAAATCGGAAATAAATAATCCCCCGCTACGAAAGGAAATGCAATATGCACACGCAATTACTTTGCTCATTCACAAAACGGAATCAGTTGCACGATACGATAGATTTAATCATTGATTACCATGAAATACTATTCAATAAAATATACGTGTTTCAAAATGAAGACAATTTCCACCAGTTGATATGCACATACAATATAGAACAGGATACTGAAAATTACCTTACAAATAAGGATACCATTTCCTTGCATAGAAAAAAACAATCCAATACACTATATACCATTAACGCTCTTAATGAAGTGATTAGGCGTAAGAACAATGGGGTACTGGATAAGACATTTCCAATAGATTGAGACGAATTCAGAAATAATTTATTGCTTACGAACTCCTCTGGGTTTGTTAAAATACCCACCCGGATATATACAATCATTAATGTAACCGAATGAGAATCTAAAGAAAACTAAAACTGCCCCCGATTGGGGGTTTTTTTTGCGGCATTGCAAAATAAAGCTTGACTTTGTGCGGATAATCTTGTATCTTCATCTAAGGAAAAGAGGACAAAATGACTGACGAACACACACTATTTGAACTACCAGAAGATATGGATGGGACAATATCGGATGTAATAAATTCAGATAATTTAACAGATGTTGCAGAGGTGGCCAGACAGGCTGATAATGGAACATATCATTCTGGATTGGGATCGGTGGAAATCCGAAGATCACGAAAGGCTGTGAATATTTCGGTATCATTTCGTGGAAATATGGGTACTCGCAAAGATAGTGTAAAACAGGCGATGGATACAATCTTCGGGATTGAAGATACATTGCACAAATTAAAATATCATCCAAAGGTCATAAAATATCAACCAAGTGGCCATTGGGATTATTTATATGAGATAGAAATAAGGGTAAAAAAATGAAATTAAAAGATTTACAACCATACGATTCATTGACATTCAGAAATAACAGGGTGTATCTAACTTATGCTGGAAGCATTTGGGGCACACATAATGAAGACTTCACGTCTAAGAAAAACATAAAATTTGATATTGTCCGTGTGGAACGTGATGGTAAAATCATATTTGAGGACGAGGATTATAAGAGGTTACATAATGTTACTAACTAGAAAAGAATTTGGGATGCAGGTATTTGAACGTGATATTTCACTATGCGTAATATGTGGTGAAGAGGCGGTCGATGCACATCATATAATGGACAGGAAACTGTTTAAAGATGGTGGGTACTACTTGGACAATGGGGCCTCATTGTGCTCCAAACATCACTTGGAAGCGGAAAATGGTGATATTACTCCAGCCGATCTGAGGGAAATTATTGGCATTGAAGAAGTGATTCTCCCCGATGGGACATACGATCCAAGATTGGATTATGACAAGTGGGGTAAAACACAAAAATATTTCAAGTACCCACGAACGTATCATTTTCCTTGGTCGGAAGGACTTCAGAATGATGACAAGATGATGGAAAATCCTGATCAATTTATTGGCAAAGAAGTTGTTGTAACTGTGAAAATGGATGGTGAGAATACGACAATGTACAACGACCATTTCCATGCTCGATCATTGGATAGTAGACATCACAATAGTCGCAATTATGTAAAGGGAATCCATGGTTCTATCAGGCACCGTCTCCCTGCAGGGTGGCGCGTGTGTGGTGAAAATTTATATGCAGAACACGCTATCAAATATAAATATCTGGACAGTTATTTCCAAGCATTTTCAATATGGCAAGCTGACAATATTTGTTTATCATGGAAATCTACACTTCATTATATTGAAGATTTGGGATTAACACCGGTCGCTACAATATATGAAGGAATATATGACGAATCGATAATTCGTGAAATTGGAGACGATTTGATGATAAATGGGTTGGATGGTGATGAGGTTGAAGGTTATGTAGTTCGTCTGGCTGACAGATTTCACTATGACGACTTCGCTGATTCGGTTGGAAAATGTGTCCGTGCTGGTCATGTCGGGGCAACTGATGATCATTGGATGTCCAAATGGAATGAAAAAATGGTAAATAAATTAAAATAATAGCAGAAAACGCTTGACTTTGTCATTTTTATCTTGTATCTTCAGGTATGATAAGAGAGGAAATACCAATGTTTACAAATATTACGAAAAATGAATTACGACTATTAACTGATATTTTTAGGAGTGATTTTTTGCGTCTCGCCGAAATGGGTGATTTTGTTGAATATCCCGTGGGTGCAACTATATTTTTAAGTGGTATGAATCACAACCCAATGACATCGGAATTAAAGCCTAAGGTTTTAATACCCGAAGTAAAATTTAGTGATTGGGATAAATTGGTATTAAAACGGGCATTCCCCACATTTAAAGGAATTAGTATATAAAATGGCTATAGTAACCAAACAAGAATTTGATAAATTAGAAGCATTTTTGAACCTAAATTTGGTTCAATTGTTTAAGAAAAGTCCGTATATTTCGATTGAAATTGAACGGGTAAGAGACCAATATATCAGAATTTGGGGTAAAAACACTTCTGGTAAAATTGAAAACGAAAACGAATTCAGAATTTCGATTACCCATACTGAAATTTATTCAAATGTGTCTCCAGGTAGATTTGTATATGAACCGGGATACGCTTCTTTTCTGTACCACAGAGATCGTCGTGAAAAGAAATTGGGTAAATTTAAGAAAATATTCACATTGGCCAACGACGCGATGAAACAATATGAGCAACATATTCGGCAATTAATCGATGAGAAAAACAAAGTTGAAGATTTCAAATACAACGCAATTTCAGAATTCGATGATGGAAATTTTAATGTCACAACTCGTGGGACTAGAACTATTGATATAGCTAGTAAAACCCGTGAAATGGAAAAACGTTCCTATTATGGGCAAGAGACAACAACGGTTCCATTACCTTTATTGACATTATCAGCTCAGCCCGATGGTCAGTATTCAATCGATTCAGGCTCTGGAATGATTAGAGAATGGGACAAATTTGAATTTAAGGCCCATCACATCAAGGAACTGGCAGAATTTTTAGAAAAAGTTATGTTTGAAAACGAACACATGACCGACTATTTGGAGGAAGATGATGATTGAGAAAGCAAAATCGTACGCAGTACATAGACACAGCATAGCAAATCAAACCTATGATGGAAAACCATATGAAACCCACTTGAGCGAAGTGGTAAACGTGGTTGAAGAATTTAAGCATCTAATTCGGGGATTCTCCGAAAACTACGAACAACTGATTTCAGCGGCATGGAACCATGACGTATTGGAAGATACAGATACCAGCTATGGAGATTTGGAAAAGGTGGTTGGAACGGTAGTTGCTGATTTGGTATATAGAGTTACCAACGAATTGGGAAAAAACAGAATTGAACGGGGAATGAAAACTTACCCCAAAACAAGAGAAAGCCACGGAGCCACGTTTCTAAAATTATCGGACAGGATTGCAAACACCCGCCGGTCAAAGAGGAACGGGCATCGCATGTTTAAAGCATACACTAAGGAATACCCAACATTCAGATACGCTCTAAAGCGTGGGGTACTCTTTGCAGATATGTGGGCACATCTCGATGAACTATATGGATATGAGGAAGATTAAAAATGACCAAGACAATTGAAACTGAATATTATGGAACCATTACGGTAAGGGATGCTATGGCGTCTCCCGACGGGACAAGTTTACAACCATTGATTGAAATCCGTGGGGAAAATGTGGACATTGACATATACGAGATGCATTCCGATGAAGTCACCGAGGATAACATCGATGAAATCATTGAAGACAACGAATCGGGATATTAAAAATGACTAATCAAACATACGAATATGACGAATCGGTATGTTGTGAATTATGCGGTCAGGAATTACGGCGTATTAAACAACTGATTAAATTGGATGACATGGGTCACTTCCCTAGTGATTGGGAAGCGACAAAAGAACAACACGGAGATTTGGCCAATTGTATCAAATATTTACGAAAAGAATTGGACAGCGTTCGAAGCGCGCAATATCCAACGGAAACTAGAGGATTTAGATAATGAATAAATTAATTATAATGGTGGCAGTACCAGGGGCTGGCAAGTCCACTATCGCCAAAGAAATAGTGCGTAAAGACCCATCAAATTGGGTTAGGATTAACCGCGACGATCTCAGAATGATGATGAACGGCGGAGCATATTCGGATGAACTAGAAATGGTTGTAGCTAAGACTGCATTCGATATGGCCAAAAAGGCATTGAAAAAGGGTCTGAATGTTATTTCAGATGATACCAACTTAAAGGGGAAAGTGCGTAAACAATGGCACAAAATTGCCGAAAAAGTCGGTGATGTTGAAGTAATTGAAAAATATATCGATGTAGATTTAAAGACCGCTTTGAAGAGAAATGCTGGCCGTCCTGTAATTGATCAAGTTCCAGAGGGTGTGGTTAAAAAATTCTTCACGAAATTCATCAACAAGAATTTAAACATAGTTCCTAAGAGCTATTATCCACCAAGCACAAATGGGTCGTTCTATATCAAACAGGATGAGTCATTACAAAAATGTATCTTGGTTGACATTGATGGTACTATTGCAAAGATGACCAACAGGGGACCATTCGATTGGTCTGCTGTATATAAGGATGATGTAAATGAACCAGTACATGAGTTGTTGAAATTCATCCAACATTGCAATTGGACTGATATGGAACATTGTATTCCTGAAGAGGATATGGTTAAAATCATATTCTTATCAGGCCGTGATGGACACGCTCGCGATGAAACAATCCGATGGTTCGCTGATAAGACTTGGTTCCCAGTAACATACGGGGACAACCTATTCATGAGAGCACCAGATGATATACGCCGAGATTCAATCATTAAAGATGAATTATATGAGGCTGAAATCAAGGGCAAATACAACGTGTTATTCGTATTGGATGACCGTGATCAAATGGTTGAACACTGGAGAGAAGTGGTCGGAATACCATGTTTTCAAGTGGCCGAGGGTGATTTTTAAATAAAGGAGAAAGTTATGAAGCTTTACAGAATCGAGCACAAAGCAACAACTGATGGAATGTGGACAGTTAAATTTGATGGTGAGTTAGTACTTGAAAAACTAACCGATAGGAGACTGGCCGAAATGCCCATGCCCCATGATGATATTCATAGGACAGACGGTAAGATTTGGAAAACTGCAGTTGGTAGCATGGCTGATATGTCTTATTGGTTTTCTAAACGGGACGTTCAAGAAATGGTTGACAATGGATTTATAATGATTGAATTTGATTGTGAAGAAACCATCGAAATGGAACATCAGATTATATTTAATGACGCTCTACGGGAAAATGTGGTTGATGTAACAGCCAAATTTTTGGAAAGTGTTTAAAAATAAATTAAAATAATAGCAGAAAACGCTTGACTTTGTCATTTTTATCTTGTATCTTCAGGTATGATAAGAAAGTCAAAACAAAACACAATTGGAGAAAAAAATGGATAGAAGACGCGCACGTGTATTAGGAACAGAATTAGAAACCGTATTGGCAGAATTTGCTGCAAAGAACGGTTTGGAAGTAGAGAATAAGGGTGGGAAGTTTGATTCACTTTCATTCGCTCCCAAATTTGAGTTCCGCGAGGTCGGTGTGGAATCCCGTGAGGCGTTGGATTTTAAATCTGAGGCACATTACTACGGTTTGGAACCAACCGATTTGGGTCGTGAATTCATGTCAAACGGCAAGACATTCCGTATCACTGGTTTGAAAACTCGGAATCGTAAGATGCCCATCATCGCTGAAAATGTGGTTAATGGGCGGAGTTACAAATTCCGCTCAGAGAATGTCAAAATGGCATTGAGTCGTTAAGATACACTTGTACACCGAAGAAAGCATCAGAAATGGTGCTTTTTTTTTGCGAAAAAGCAAAATAACGCTTGACATTGTCATTTTTTTCTTGTATCTTCAGGTATGATAAGAGAGGACAATCAAATGAGAAAAATAACTGGAATATTTTGGTATGAAACTGAGTACGAACTAATGAAAGACGAAGAGGGTTTTTTCGTTAAAGTTGGTGAGGAAATCACTCGGTTAAAGGGTGTACGAATGAGCAAGAGTATTGCTTTTCAGTACATTGATTTTCTAAACAAAGCAGTGGTCGCTTTAGGTGGTAACACCTTTGGTTACTTCTCTGGATTTAACAAATATGATTTCCCTGCTGAAAAGGCGTGGGACGGTTCATTAATAGCTAAGAATTATAAAGGATAATATAATGACAAAAAGTGATCAGATTGAATTGCTAGAAAACGCTCAAATGAAAATTAATGAGGCTATCGAATTAATCGAAGAAGCCGTATCGGGTACTGATAATCAAATGTCAGTCGATGCGTATTTAGTGGCACACTTGGATAACTGGGCAAATGGTGGAAATCCATACGACCAAACTATTCCAGTATTAATAGAAGAAATGGAACAAGAGGAAAATTAAAATGACATTACAAGAATTTATTGACGACAACAGAGCCGAATTGGATTTAATGATTCGAACGGCTATCGACCAACCAAATTTCGATTTGGATGATGACGAACGTAGATTGTGGATTATGAACGATGAAGGTCTCTATAACTGGGCACTTGAATCGGGAGTAGAGGAAATTTAAGATGGTATTACTATCGGGCGCTTTGGCGTCAATAACAGTAGCATTGGGATTTATGAAATTGATTGAAACATTGCCATCATATCCCAACGATAATACAAGGGAAAATGGATAATGGAAGTCGTATTAACTCCAAAAAATGTAAATGATTATCATTTGATATATCAAAATGCTCCACTCCATACTCAAGTAATGGAACGCATTGAATCCGGAGAATCGGTCAAGCTTGAAGTGGAAATTCAAACCAATGCACAATTTTTAGTGGTAGATATTGAGGGGAATTTGAATCTGAGATAATAAAAACTTCATAAGATTATTTTAAAAAATAGCGAAATAAAGCGGCGTTTTTCTCCGCATGCTTACTATATATTAATGTGAAAAGGGTTTTATTTAATGAATAATTAAATAGTAACAAGTAAAACATTAACAAATAAGCATTGAAAAATTAGGAGAAAAATAATGACCGATATTAATGCATTGAAGAAGCGACTAGAACAACTTGAATCATCAAACCACCGTGTAAACAACCTGTGGAAACCTTCCCCAGGTAGAAACCTAATCAGATTAGTACCTTATAAAATGGATATGGATAATCCATTTATTGAGCTGTACTTTCACTATGATCTAGGTGGAAAAAACTACCTATCCCCAACATCATTTCAAAGACCAGACCCAATTGAAGATTTCGCTAAGAAGCTCCGTGCTTCAGGCGACTCCGAAGGTTGGAAATTGTCCAAGAAACTGAGTGCAAAAATGAGAACTTATGTTCCTATTATAGTACGTGGTGAAGAAGATCAGGGCGTTAAGTTCTGGGGTTTTGGTAAAACCGTTTACCAAGAACTTTTAGGATTCATGTCTGATCCAGATTACGGTGATATTGTCGACCCAACAAGTGGTCGTGATGTCCTCGTGGAATACAAATCAGCAGAAGAGCTGAATGCAAACTTCCCAAAAACGACCATTCGCGTAAAGCCGAATGTCACTCCATTAACAGATAACAAAGCACAGTTAGATAAATTCTTGAATGAACAGAAGGATATTCGTGAAATTTATCAGGAGCTCACTTATGATGAACTAGCTGAAGCTCTAAACGCATACCTTAGCCCAGACGACGAAGAAGCGTCCGATGATGGTGAGGGTGTTACGAAATCTCAAATGCAAGAATCCATCGAAGCTTCATCAATTGATAATTTTGATGAAATTTTCGCGGAAAAGAAATAAGATAAATAATAATAGGGGGACTTCGGTCCCCCTTAATTTAGGAGACGCATATGAGAGATCGAGACGAATTAGCCTCAGTAATTGCCGATTCATTGAATAGTGCCGCTGATGATACAGTTGCATATTTTCTGGATGGAGAATCAACACCTACGGACGTATCCGATTGAATTTCAACGGGATCGTCTGAATTAGATTTAGCAATATCTAATATTCCACATGGAGGAATACCAGTAGGTAGAATCACAGAATTTAATGGACTTGAAGGAACCGGTAAAAGTCTTATCGGTGCCCATATCCTAGCCAATACTCAAAAAAAGGGTGGGGTGGCCATTTACATTGATACGGAAACATCTGTTAGTCCACAGTTTTTAACAGCGATTGGCGTTGATGTTAGAAATATGATTTATGATCATGTTGAAACCGTTGAAGAAATTTTCGAACACATCGAAAGTATTATACTCAAAACTAGAGAAACGGAAAAAGGTCGATTGGTTACTATATTAGTTGACAGTATTGCCGCTGCTAGTACAAAAGTTGAGATGGAAGCCGATTATGATAAGGATGGTTGGGCAACGACCAAAGCTATTGTGATTTCAAAAGCCATGAGAAAAATTACCCAGACGATTGGCAAACAACGTGTGGCGTTAGTATTTACAAATCAATTAAGGCAAAAATTGGGAGTGGGATTTGGTGATCCATGGACTACTTCTGGTGGTAAGGCTCTGCCATTCCACGCTTCAGTTAGAATACGATTGAAGAATATGGGCAGAATAAAAGTTGGTACTGGTACAAAGGAACGGATAATTGGGATGAAAATTGGAGCCCAAGTAATCAAAAATAGAATGGGACCACCATTGAGAAAAGCCGAATTTCAGCTCGATTTTGCCTCTGGCATTGACGACTTGGGAAGTTGGATCAGGATATTGGCCGCATATAAGATTATAAAACAAGCTGGAGCTTGGTACACAATTGAGTATGAAGATAAATCGATAAAATTCCAAGCTAAGAAATTTGAGGAAGTTCTTGAAAAGAATCCCAAATTGAAAGAATATCTATATCAACAAATATGCGAAAATGTTATATTGAAGTATAGAAATGTCGCAAATGACGATGAAGAAATCGTAGTAGAAACGGTTCCAGAAGAACCGGATGACGAGGTTTTAGAAGAAGAATAGAATCTTCTATCAAATTAGGGGTGTTTTTGTTTTGGGTTATGAACTCCAATAATACATACATAAATATATAAAACTTGAAAATGCCCCTTTTTACGAAAGGAATTATGAATAAACAGACGTTGCAAAGAATATTTGATCAGATTCAAAAGGAACATGATGAAATAGAAGATTTAGAATTTAATAGCAGGGTATTAATAGTAGATGGATTGAACACATTCATCCGAGCATTCAGTGCCGTACCAATGACTAACACCAATGGTGCTCATGTCGGGGGTATAGTTGGATTCTTGAGGTCTCTAGCATTCACAGTAAAAACATTAAATCCTACCCGACTGATAGTTACATTTGACGGTAAGGGTGGATCAGTGCGCAGGAGAAAATTATTTCCTGAATACAAAGGCAAACGGAAAATCTCCAAATTAAATAGGGGTGACGTGTATAGTACCGCTGAAGATGAACACGAATCAATGATGATGCAATTACGCAAGACGATAGATTATCTGGGAACACTCCCATTGTCATTGGTAGTTATAGAGAATATTGAAGCGGACGATACAATGGCGTACATCGCGAAGCAGGTTTTGACCGATAGTAAAATCACATTTATGAGCACCGACAAAGATTTCTTGCAGTTGGTTAGTGACAGGATTTCAGTTTGGTCTCCTACCAAAAAAATATTATATACACCAGAGAGAATAAAGGAAGAATACCAAATTCCACCTAATAATTTCTTAGCATATAGAATCATGGAAGGTGACGTATCGGATAATATTCCTGGGGTAGGTGGAGCAAAAATCAAAACAATTATAAAAAGATTTCCGGATATTCTGGATGAAAATGTAAATATGAAAATCGAAGATTTAATACAGCATGCCAAGTCACAAGAGAACAAATTGAAAGTATATGAAAATGTGATAGACAATGAAAATATATTACATTTGAATTGGAAGCTGATGCAATTGAATGAAGTGGACATTAGTAATGCTTCCAAATTCAAAATTCTATCCGCCATTGACGGTGAACATCAGCAACTGAATAAGCTAAAATTTGAGAAAAGATTTATCCAAGATCAATTGCAACAATCAATTCCAAATGTGGACACTTGGTTGAACCAATCATTTTTAACATTGGATAAATTTGCAAGAGAGCATAATGGGAAGAAACAAGAAGTATAATACCGTAGAAGAACGCAAAGAGGCCCAAAAGAAATGGCAGGCCGATCATTATGAACGCAATAAAAAAGAAATATTGAAAAAGGCTAGAGAGCGTTATCGCGCTAAAAAAATAGAAAAGGCCAAACGTGACCGAATGAAAAAATTATACGATGAGTAAAAAATAAATGAATATAATTGAAAATATATCAGCGTTTTTTGCCATATATACGATATCTATATACACGGAAAAGAACATAGGTCACGGGATTAAAGGAACAAATTTTTATGTCAGATGAGCAATCAAAATTCACAGGTTATGGGTCTTCATTTCAGACAAAAGTAATATCTTCATTACTAGCTGATACGAAGTATTCTCAAACAATTGGAGATATATTAGAACCAGTCATGTTTGATAGTGAGGCCAATCAATGGCTAGTGGACATAATAAAAGAATATTATGTTGAGTACAAAACAAATCCAACTCTGGATGTATTAAAAATCAAAATAAACGATATACAGAACGATATACTACAGGCATCGGTCATTGTTAAATTAAAAGAAGCGTGGCAACAAATGGAATCCACGGACTTGGAATTTATCAAAGAGGAGTCCTTAGAATTTTGCAAAAACCAAATCCTAAAAAATGCGATTATAAAATCGGTTGACCTATTACAGAATAAAGAATACGATTCGATTAAGGGGTTAATTGATGGTGCCCTTAAAGCTGGATCAGAACGAGATATAGGCCATGATTATATTGTGGGCTTGGAGGAACGATTGACAAAAAGCGTTAGAGATACGGTAGAAACCCCTTGGGATTCTATCACAGAATTAATGGACGGGGGAGCTGGAGCTGGAGAATTGATAGTTGTGGTTGCACCGGCTGGAATTGGAAAAACTTGGGTGCTACAAACCGTAGCCGCTCATGGTGTAAAAAAGGGTTTAACAGTAGTACATTATACACTGGAATTAAACCAAAATTATGTTGGGTTGAGATATGATACTATCATTAGTGGAATACCAACCGCAAACATTAAATATCATCAAGATGAAGTGAAAGCTGTAATTGATGCATTACCGGGAAAAATGATAATCAAATACTGGCCGACAAGATCGGCATCGGTACAAACGATTGCGGCACACTTGAAACAAATGGAAATTCAGAATATTATACCAGATTTGGTTGTAGTTGATTATGCTGATATTTTAAGAGACGCGTCGGGTGCTACAGAAAAAAGATTTCAACTTGGTAATATCTATGAAGATTTGAGGGGCATGGCTGGGGAATTCAATATTCCAGTATGGACTGCATCTCAAGCTAATCGTAGTGCACTGGAAGAAGAAATAATTGATGCGTCTAAAGTCGCTGAAGATTATTCAAAAGTAATGACAGCAGATTTTGTAATGTCTATTAGCAGGCAGGTGTCTGATAAGATTGCAAATACGGCTAGGTGTCATGTGATTAAAAATAGATTTGGTCAGGATGGAATAACCCTGCCAATGAATATGAACACGAATGTAGGAAAAATAGAAATCTTTGAAGGTCAGAGTTTTGGCGGTAAAGAGCAACAGAAAAAAATGAATAACGGGGATGAATATGTCCGTAAGGAATTGAAAAATAGATACAAAGATTTAATGAATGATGATGGAGAGAAAAAATTGGATGGGTACGAGTAGGAGAAAATAAATGATAAATTTTAAATTATCGGATAAATTTATAGATGGGTTTAAGAGAAAACGGGCACCCTTTGGGTTTAACGGTCTCGGGGCATTGGTGTATATGAGGACATATTCACGCATTAAAGAGGATGGTTCAAACGAACAATGGTGGGAAACTGTCCAGCGTGTAGTTGAAGGTACATATAGTATGCAGAAGAAATCCATAGAAAATGACGGTCTGGGATGGAATGCATGGCAAGCACAGCGATCGGCACAAGAAATGTACGAGCGTATATTTGAAATGAAATTTTTACCACCCGGACGTGGATTGTGGGCAATGGGTACTCCCATCACCGAAGAAAAGGGATTGTATGCCGCACTTAATAATTGTGCGTTTGTATCTACTGAAAATCTTAAGGATGATTTGGCCAAGCCATTTACATTTCTTATGGATGCGTCGATGCTGGGCGTTGGCGTTGGATTTGATACAAAGGGAGCTGGGGCACTTATTGTCAAAGGTCCCAATATGACTAGACCAGTTGAAATATACCAAGTTCCAGATTCTCGTGAAGGTTGGGTAGAGGCAATGAAACTTGTAATCGAAAGCTACTTTCAAGGAACATCTGTGATGGAATTTGATTATTCATTAATCAGGGGTGAGGGAGAACCAATCAAAGGATTTGGTGGAACGTCTAGTGGGTATAAACCATTGGAAGATGCCATTGAACGTGTGAGGGATACATTGCAAGATAATATCGGTGCCCCAATTACAATCACAACTATTGTGGACATTATGAACCATATTGGCAAATGTGTGGTTGCTGGAAACGTAAGGCGTACAGCTGAAATCGTATTCGGTGATCCCAATGATACCGAGTATCTTGACCTTAAAAATTATGAGGTAAACCCACAACGTGAAGAATTTGGATGGACTTCTAATAATTCAATCTTTGCCGAACTGGGCATGGATTATACGGAAGCGTGCGAACGTGTGGTTAAAAATGGAGAACCTGGATTTGCATGGTTAGAAAATATGCAGGGGTATTCCAGAATGAAAAATGGCAAAGATAATATTGATCATAAGGTAAAGGGTGGCAATCCTTGTGTTGTCGGAGATACTTTAATTGCGGTGGCGGATGGTAGAAACGCCATCCCTATTAAAGATTTGGTAAATACGATATATCCAGTTTATTCAGTTAATGATGATGGGAAAGTAATAATAAGTCAGTCAATTAAAACTTGGAAAACACAAGAAAATGCTGAAATATGGAAATTAATTTTAGACGATGGTTCTACTTTATTGGCAACTCCCAATCATAAAATTATGTTAAGGTCTGGCGTGTATAAAGAACTTAAAGATTTGCAAGAAGGGGATTCGATATTTCCATTTAATAGTTTTAATAGAGGTTATAGAAATATAAGTGGAACGGGTAAAAAGGCGAGTGGAATAAGGCAATACAGACTTATCACGGAAAATAAAATTGGATATATGCCTGACGCTAAAAAGTATGCTATTCATCATGTGGATTTTGATAAAACAAACGATGAATGGGATAATTTGGATATTATTACACAATCTGAGCATAGTAGTTTGCATAGATTAATTGACAATCCAATGCACAATCCGGAATGTGTAGAAAAGATGAAAAATACAAGGGAAGAAAGAGGATATAATTTATCGGAAAATAATCCAATGTATGGCAAATATCATAAAAAATCCACATTAAAATCCATAGGTGAGAAATCGAAGGAAAATTGGGAAAATCAAAAAGATTTCATGACAGAATCTATTAAAAATGGAATGACCGCCGAAGTTAGAAATCATATATCCGATAAAATGAAAGAAAAAACAATTTGGGTTGATTGGAAATGCCCAGTTTGTAATAAACAAAAAACATTAACCGAACATCAAGCTTCTACTAGAAAAACCTGTAGTTACTCCTGTTCCAATGTTAAGCGGGGAATGGAAAATAGGGGCATTTGGAATCATAAAGTATTGTCCATTGAATTTTATGGACATGAAGATGTTTATGATATGACAGTTGAAAATACCCATAATTTTGGAATAATAACGTCAAATGTTGACGATAAATATATGGAATCGTCTGGAATATTTATTCATAATTGCTTAGAACAATCGCTCGAATCATATGAATTGTGTTGTCTTGTAGAAACATTCCCCAATAATCATACGTCAAAAGAAGATTATCTACGGACATTGAAATATGCATATCTCTATGCAAAAACGGTCACACTTGGGAAAACTCATTGGCCTGATACAAATAGAGTCATGCTCAGGAATCGTAGAATTGGAACATCTGTATCTGGTATTGCACAGTTTATCACAAATAGGGGCTTGGGGGTACTTAGGGAATGGTTAGAAGATGGGTATGTTGAAATTAAAAAGTGGGACACAATGTATTCAGATTGGTTATGCATCAATAAGAGTATAAAAATTACAAGTGTCAAACCGAGTGGCACGGTGTCATTATTAGCTGGATCAACTCCCGGATTACATTATCCAGAGAGCCGATTTTACATCAGGCGTGTTAGATTATCTAAGAATAGTAAACTGATAAAACCACTTGAAGCCGCTGGTTATAAGATCGAACCCGCATATGGTAGTGAAGAAAGCACAGTAGTATTGGAAATTCCAATCGATGAGGGAGACGGAATTAGGACAAAGCAGGACTTAACTATGTGGGAGCAGTTGGCTCTAGCGGCGTTTATGCAACGGCATTGGGCGGACAATGCTGTTAGTTGTACGATCACGTTTGATCCTGAAACTGAAGGTCCTCAATTAAAACACGCGTTAAACTATTACCAATATCAATTGAAAGGTATATCATTCTTGCCTAAGGTTGAAAAAGGTGCATATAGACAAATGCCATACGAAGAAATTACTGAAGAGAAATATGATGAAATCCTATCTGGATTGAAATATTTGAGTTTTTTACATGTTGACGGTGAAATGGCAAATCCAGACAAATACTGTGGAACTGACGTATGCGAGATCGATGCCGAGTGGGCACAAATTGAAGAAGAACAAAAGGAAAAATAATATGAAAAGAATTACAATGAAAATCGAAGAACTAATCCATAATGGTAAAAGTCCATTGCCACTTGAAACCATCCCCAACAATATGGGAATAAATCTGTGCTCGGTTGATTCGATTAGTTGGGAACGCCAAAATGATGGTCAATTGAAAAATTTAACCATTAATTTTAAGCCGGAAAATTAATATGTACACATTAAGAATAAAACCACTACGAGATGATGTAGCAGAACTATATAAAAATCATACCCATTATCACCAAGGAGATTCTGGGTTGGATTTATTCTGCCCCGATGATGTAATGATCCCAGCTGGAACTTTGGGTAGGCAAATAAAAATGGGAATTGCCTGTGAAATGTTTTATGGTATGAATGAAGCGGTATCATTTAACATTTATCCACGATCGAGCATTTCAAAAACACCACTCCGATTATCAAATTCAATCGGATTAGTAGATGCTGGGTATCGTGGTGAAATTATGGCACTATTTGATAACCACAGTGATCGTGATTATCTAATTTCTGCGGGAGACAGGTTATTACAGATTGTGGCTCCAACGCTCCAATCATTTTATATGTCGATAGTAAACGAGTTATCAGATTCAGATCGTGGAACTGGTGGGATCGGCAGTACAGGCAAATAAATGATGATTTTGAAAAATAAATCGGGTCTTTGGGAGATTTAATACTATTTATATATGCGGCTGAGGTGTAACAGGATTGCATGTCAGCTTTCCAGCTGAAGGAGTTGGTTCAAGACCTTCCAGCCGCTCTAAATAAAATGCGATTGAAGTGTAACAGGTAGCACGCTGGTATTCCATATCAGAGGAGTGGGTTCGAGACCTACCAATCGCTCTTTTAATGCAAAGGAAAATAGGTTATGACATTTTCAAACAAGTTTTTTGATATCAAGCCATTTGATATTGAAGAAGAGAAACAAAATTTAATAAACAACTTGGATTTTTTACATTCTATGACAGTAGAAGAACAAACGCTATACAAAAAATGGCAGGAGTTCAATAAGAATGAGTATAAAATCAGAGAAAAAGCACATCTGTTTGATGTGTTTGAAAAAAGGTTATGGGCACCAACGGACATTAATGACGTTGAATTGACTGTAAAGGAAATTGAAGCTCTCGAACCGATAGTAGAATATGCTGGAAGTGATGAAGCTTCAGATTGGTCATTGTACAGGATGTTAATTCACACAATGGATTGGTCAGCTAATCCGGGTAGAAATATGAAATTCTATGTAAAGGATGCTGTCACTCGGAAAGTGTTAGGACTAATATCAATGGGCTCTGATGTCACCAGTATTAAGGTCAGGGATGATTATATTGGTTGGACAAAAGATAATAAATTCGTAGAACACAAGTTGAATAACACAGCTATAGCCAGTACAATTGTATCGGTTCAACCGCTGGGGTATAATATGCTTGGTGGGAAATTGATAGCCACATTGGCAACGGTATCAACTATCAGGGATAAGTGGTTTGAAGTATACGGTGATGTATTGGCCGGAGTTACTACCACATCATTGTACGGAATTCATTCACAATATAATGGCATTCCCCATTGGAAAACGATGGGTGAATCAGCTGGTAAGATCAGAATCAAGCCAGACGATTCGGAATATATGAAATGGAACAAATGGCTCAAAGAGAATCATCCAGAGCAATATGAAAAGGCTATCACTGGAACGGGTCCCAAGCAGAATGTGTTAAACAAAGTATTCAGTCATTTGAAGATCAGGGGTTATGAGCATGGATTTCATAGGGGTGTATATTTTGCATCAATATATGATAATACAATACCATTCTTGAAGAATGAAATCGAAGAATCAGAGTTGAAAATGAAGCTTAAATACGAACAGGATTATGAATATATCAATCGTTGGTGGAAAAAGAAAGCCATAAGACGATATAGAAATGTGGTTGAACAGGGTAGAGTCAAACCCGAAAAATTATTTTATGGTGATATCGTAGGGGTAACTTGGGATGAATGTAAAGAAATGTATTTAAAAGAAGTGGGAAGATAAGAATGGATAAATTAGAACAAGCCGCAAAGGAAATATACGAATCGGCACATTGGATAACCAATGACATTGATTTGCCAGAACAAATTAGGTTGTGGGAACAGTTGCGTGATGCACTTGGATTAACACCCCCACCAAAAACGGTTGAAATTTTAACCGAAGATGTTGATCTTGATACACATATAGTTGGCAGGGGTCGGGTCATCATGGTAGATATCAATAAATATCCAGTAAAATCTGGTCAGGTTATCATGTATGATACCAATTTTTTCAAAATAAATGCGATTGAATGTCGTGTTGGTGATCCAAATGTAGGTCTTATAATTACAGGGATATCTAAGTAGATGTATCAAGGGATATTTTTCGAAGCTGAAAAGCGAAAACTACACATCTGGGATGATCAACGTGGATATTTCACCGCACCATACAGACGTTATGGATATATAAAAGATAGAAATGGTGCGTACACATCATTATATGGTGATAGACTTAAGAAAATTCACAAGTGGGACAAAACTACTACTGGATTATTTGAAAGTGATGTGCACCCAGAAACTAGAACATTAATTGATTTATACACCAATGATGATGAACCTTCAAAGGGTCACAGAACCATTATTATTGATATTGAGGTCGAAGTTACTGATGGATTTCCAACAGCGACATTGGCTGAAAATAAGGTTACGGCTATATCGATATACGATTTTGTTGCCGATAAATATCATGCTTTGGTATTGGAAAATGGCAAGGGTATTGTAAAACCATCGGTTACTAAGGAAATAAATACAGAAGTATTTGATACTGAAGTCTATTTATTGAATAGATTTTTTCAGATATATCTTGAAATAAATCCATCAATAATAACTGGTTGGAATGTTGATCGATTTGATGTAACATATCTATACAACAGAGCATGTAATGTATTGGATGAAGATGTAGCCAATTGTTTATCTCCAATCGGCCACGTGCATTGGAGTGATTTTAGGGGTGTGTATAGGATAGCTGGTGTAGCTACATTGGACTACTTACAATTGTATAAAAAGTTTACATTTACACAACAGGCATCATATCGATTGGATGCTATAGCCGATTTTGAATTGGGCGAGCGTAAAATTGAATATGACGGTACATTGAATGAATTATATGAAAATGATATATTAAAATTTGTTGAATACAACATCCATGATGTTAGGCTAATCAAGATGATGGATGATAAGTTGAATTTCATAGAAATCGCTCGTGGTATATGTCATAAAGGTCACGTGCCGTATGACGACATATATTTGGATAGTAGGTATCTTGAGTCAGCAATCCTTGTTCACTTGAAGAAATTGGGAGTCATTTCACCAAACAAACCTGAGAGGGAAGGTTGGAAAGAAGGAATTCAATTTGAGGGTGCTCACGTTCAAAAGCCGAAAAAAGGTCGCCATGCATGGGTCTACGATTTGGATTTGACATCAATGTATCCTAGTATAATTATGTCACTAAACATTTCTCCAGAGACCAAAATGGGTAAAATTGATGGGTGGGATGCTCCAGATTTTGTAAAGAAGAAACCAAAAACGTACACAGTAAAATATGGTAAATCTGCCGCACAATCTCTGGATCAAGATGAGTTGCAAGCATTCTTTGACGAAAAGGGAGTTTCGATATCCGCGAATGGTATAATGTATAGTACTGATAGGGATGGGCTATTTTCAACTATATTAAAGAGGTGGTTTGAAGAACGTGTTGAATATAGGGGACTTGCTAAAAAGTATGCAGACGCTGGTGACAATGAAAAATATTCATATTTCAATAGGCGACAACATATTCAGAAAATTCTGCTTAATAGTCTATTTGGTGTAATTGGGTTACAGGGTTGGAGATTCCATGATTTTGAGTCGGCACTTGCTGTTACGGCGACTGGGCGAGACTTAATTGGATTCTCAAAACAAATCGCTAATCATTACTACAATACAGAATTGGGCACGGATAAAGATTATGTAATATATATCGACACCGATTCACTTTTTATATCTTCAATTCCTATGGTGAAAGGTAGATATGGCGATAAAAAGTTTAGTGATGTGATGTTATCTCAATACATTTTAACGGTTGCCGATGATACACAAAAATTTATTAATAAGTCATATGATTATTTTGCCAAACGATTTTGTAACATATCGGGTGAGCATCGATTTGAGATTAAGCAGGAATTGATTGCAAAGTCGGCTATATTTGTCAACGCCAAAAAGAATTACGGATTGCGTGTAATCAATGACAATGGGGTAAAAGTTGACAAAACGGTGTACAAAGGATTGGCAGTTGTACGCAGTGATTTTCCACAATCATATAGAAAATTGTTGGGTGAAGTATTGAGTGACATTCTAGCGGACGTTCCAAAGGAAAAAATTGATGAACGTATTATTGAATATAAAAACAATATGAAATATTTGAAAGTGGAAGACGTGGCAAAGCCAACTGGGGTTAAGAATATCAAAAAGTATTTGGTTACACATAAAGATGGATTTTCTACTTGGAGAACTGGTTGCCCAATTCATGTGAAATCATCAATTATTTACAATGATTTGGTTAAGCATTTCAACCAACAAAAGAAATATCAATTAATAGGCGCTGGCGATAAAGTCAAGTGGGTATATTTGAAAAAGAATAACCTCGGGCTGAACAGTGTGGCATATAAGGGTCATGAGGACCCCAAAGAGATCATGGATTTCATCTATGAATATGTCGATCGGGACAAGATGTATGATAGTATATTCTTGAATAAGATCGTATCGATATATGATGCCATTGATTGGCAACAGCCGATAGATAAAAAATTCTCAATGGATCGATTTTTTTAATCGTTTGAGACATTTGATTAATATGTATATATAAAGAAACAGGAGTTATAATGGAAAAAGCAAAATTAGTACGGTTTATTCAAAAATACCATTTGAATGGAAATGTGCAATCAGTTTCGATGAACAGCGATGGTGAAACATTAAAGGCTGAATTCGTCACCGCGGATCGGGGTCTATTGGGCACGATCAAAATGAAAAATTGGGGTTTTGAAAAATCTCAAATTGGTATTTTAGATACCGAAAAATTCTTAAAATTGTTGGCAGTTTTGGATAATGATGTTAAATTGTCATTGTTGAAATCATCCGATACAGCGATTACGCTGAAGATTTCTGATAACAGTTCAACGGTAAATTTAATGTTATCGGACTTATCAGTTATCCCGACCGTACCACCACTTAAATATATTCCACCATTCAATCTTAAATTGAATCTGGATTCAAGCTTCATTAATAAGTTTGTTAAGGGTAAGGGCGCTCTATCAGAAGTTGATAATTTCACAGTAGTTACGGATAACGATTCTGTTAATTTGGTAATTGGATATGCTTCAATTAATACCGATAGGGTCATCGTTCCAGTGGATACTGAAGTATTTGAATCAATTGATAAGGTGTCATTCAATGCTAATATATTCAGAGATATTCTGATTAACAACCGTGAATGTAAAAGCGGTCTTATGGAAATCAGCTCAGAGGGCTTGGCTAAAATGACATTCAATGTCGATGATTATGAAGTTGTATATTTCATGGCAGCAGCCGAAAACGTAGGATAATAAGTAATGGTTAGAAATAAAGATCACACGATTTTCGTGGAGAAATATCGACCAGATTCAATGGACACATTTGTGGGCAACGAACATCTAAAGGAAAAGATCAATATGTATCTTGAAACCAATGATCCGCCACACCTGTTATTTCATGGTAAGGCTGGTACTGGTAAAACCACATTAGCTAAAATCATATATAATACAATTGAATGCGATTACTTGTATATCAATGCTTCGGATAAAGGTGGGGTAGATTACATCAGAAATGATATCATCCCATTTGCCAGTAGTGTTGGATTCAGCGAATTAAAATTGGTCATATTGGATGAGTGTGATTTTCTAACAATAAATGCTCAGGCATCATTAAGAAATGCGATGGAAACATACGCGTTAAATACTAGATTCATATTGACTTGTAATTTCCCAGAGAGAATTCTGGATGCGATTCAAAGTCGATGTCAAATGTTTGAAGTATATCCACCTTCCAAAAAGGAAGTAGCCATACATTCCAGTGGAATATTGGTTAAGGAAAATATCAAACATACCGCCGAAGATATCGCGATGATCGTGAATAGTAAATATCCAGACATCAGGGGTACAATCAATGCACTACAAAAACAATCTATCAACGGTCAATTGAGACTGGATAGGCGGTCTATTGTAGAGAATGACTACAAACTCAAAATTGTGGACATTCTGAAGAATCAAGATAAAAAGAACGCATTTACCAATGTTAGACAATTGGTAGCTAACAATTCAATTCGAGATTTCGCAGAGGTTTATGCGATGTTATATTCAGAAATTGATAGCTACGCCAAAGGTCATATCGCTCAAACTATACTAATACTGGCGGAAGGTATGAAGTATGACAATATGGTGCCTGATAAGGAAATTAATTTCATGGCAATGATGATCAGATTATTGGATGAAATAAAATAGGAATATAAATAATGCCAAAAAAGAAACAATTAAGAATTTTGGGCGAATGGACATCGTGGGATTATGAGCAACCCCCTTCAAATAGATCATATGAAACAATCACAAGGCATATATATGATGACGATAAAGAGATATTGGTATATGGAACTGTGTGGAGGACAATAGACAATGGAATTGACAATCCCAATTTGGAAAAATAAAAAACAGTTAAGAACAGAATACTATATCTTAATATTTTCTGATAGTGGTGGAATTCATATAAAATATTTAAAAGATTATGGCATTGGATGTAGTAAAACGATATGGCCTAGAATTAGGCCGTGGTATAGGACATTATGGAAGAAAAATATGTAGATACATCGAAGGTGGAACTGAGACCGATTACGATTGCTCTCGCCAAGCGAATGATTGTAAAATACCATTACAGCCATGCATGGCCGGCATCAACTCAGGCACCATTGGGTGTATTTTATAAAACTGGTGGGGGTCATAAGTTTCTAGATGCCGAAGATGAAAAGTTGATTGGGTGTATCATATATGGAAATCCAGTCGGTCGCAGGGCCGCCGCATCAGTAGTGAATGATGATACAATGGACCCGCACAAGAGTGTATTGGAACTCACTCGATTATTTATACATGATGGTTATGGTAAAAATATTGAAAGCTTTGTTATTGGTCAGTCATTCAAATGGCTAAAGGAAAACATGCCAGACATCAAACTATTAATCAGTTATGCCGATCCAGCACAGGGTCATGTTGGTGGAATATACAAAGCCACCAACTGGGGTTATCAGAAAGCTGAAGATATGAAATTGATGGATAATTATCCAATATCACTTTCAGATGATCCGTATGATTGGATTCACAGCAGGACTGTATTTTCAAGATATGGGGTCACTCCATATCCAACTCCAGTAGCTGTAGAGAAAATGAAAAAGGCAGTCGGCCAGACATTTTGGATGAAACGAGAATGCATCAAGCATAGGTATATTCAATTCCTAACCGATAAACGAGAGAAGCGCCGGTTAATGAAATTGTTAAAACATCCATTTCACCCGTACCCAACTGAAGCTGATGGAGAAGAAGAAATCAGGAAAATTGAGGTCGAAGAAAGTGGTAAATTCGGGAAGTTCATTTAATGGAAAAATATACGGACACGTCGAAAGTTAGTCTGAGACCAATTGACAAAAAGACAGCTATTGACATAATCAAAAAATATCATTATACCCATAAGGCACCTGGGACATTGCAAGATGCTCTGGGGGTATATTATAGGGGTGATGATACAAGCAAGTTTTTCGATGATGATGAAAAATTGATAGGTTGTATAATGTATGGATATCCAGTTGGTAGGCATGTAATAAATTCCATTGTAGAAGATGAAAATATCAAATCTACCAATATATGTGAATTGTTACGGTTGTTTATACATGATGGTTATGGCAAGAATATTGAAAGTTATGTCATAGGTCAGTCGTTCAAATGGTTAAAGGAAAACCGGCCTAAGGTGAAAATATTGGTCAGTTATGCCGATCCCGAAGCGGGTCATATTGGGTACGTTTATCAATCTACAAATTGGATGTTTCAATGTCCAGAACCTGGTGGAGCGATATGGACTTCATTAACGAAAGACCCGTATGAATGGATGCACCCAAGGTCGGTGCATATCAAATTCGGATTTGCTGGTAAGGATGGATTGAAAAGTGTATTGGACAAGCCGTTCTACATTAAGAAATCGTCTCCTAAATATAGGTATTTGTATTTGTTGGGAAACAAACGGGAAAATAGATTGTTGAAATCTAAGTTCAAATATCCAAACCTGCCATATCCAAAAGACAACGATTATGAGATGAAAGTCATCGAAGTAATTCCAGATAAAAAAAAGAAAATCAATAAGTTTATTTAATTAGTATATATTTATACTTGAGAGGAAAATGTTATGAGTCAATTAAATCCAAGAAAACCCCTACCAAAGGCTCCAGTCAAACTGGACCTTGCACAAGCCGAAACCTTAAAATGTGATGAATGCGAGAATGTATTATTCATTCAGTCATTTATGATGAAAAGGGTATCGGCTTTAATGAGTCCAAGTGGTAAAGAAGAATTACTTCAAATCCCAATAATGTCATGTGGAAATTGCGGTGCTGTAAACGCCGATATGCTTGGCGATTTAAATCCAGACGAATTAAAATAAATCAAAAATAGTTGGAATTTTATTGGATTTTTATTGGATTGGATGATACTTATATATAAAGAGGAACGGGAACATGGGCAGAAAAAAGAAGTATAATACCGACGAAGAACTTCAGGACGCCAAGCGGAAACAACGCATGGATTGGTACTGGAGAAATCGCGAGAAAGTTCTTGAAGAATCCAAACGCAAGTATCAGGATAAAAAGAATGAAAATAAATAAAAATTATTATGTGTACAAAGTGGTTGATCCTAAAACCAATCAATTTTATTACGGGAGTCGTGGTTGCCATTGTGATCCAAATGACGATAAATATATGGGGTCTATGAAAAAATGAGTTCCAATCAATCGTGATAGCTTAATAAAATATATAATTAAAATTGGATTCACCACAATGAATAACGCTATAGAATATGAAAGTGAATTGATTGGTAAAGATATAGACAATCCATTAAATGAAAATTATTATATTCCAACTGAAGGGTTTCATACGGATGGAAGCATTGGTCATTGGCATAATAAAAAACGGAATGAATCCACAAAAATGAAAATAAAATTAAGCATGATCGGGCAACACGATGGTAAAAACAATCCCATGTATGGAAAAAAGCATACACAATCGAGCATTGAAAAGATAAAGAAATCCCAAATTGGGAAAAAACACACACAACATTCCATACAAAAAATGAGAGAATCGGCTTTAAAATTAAATAATAAGCGCGGGTTATCTCAAAATGCTATAGTTGTGGAACATATACCAACTGGCATGATTTTTGATTGTATATTGGATGCCGCTGATTATTTTTCAATAAGTAGAGGCACTATACGTCGGCATATAAATAATAATGTACAATTGGTTGGTATCAAATGGAGACGCATAAATTAATGGTTATAAAGAAAAAGACGCTGTTCGATCATGTGAACCACATTAATGAAAAACAGACTAAAGGTTATTGGGACACATTGTCCGAAGAAGATCGCAAGACATGGAGCACATATATGATCCACAGATTTTTATCGATGGAACCCGCATTCATTGAAATCATCAACGAATTACAGAAATATACTCTTGATCCAGAGATGGTGTATAAGTTCTACATTGATGTGTTGCCAAAGGGTAAACGGTGGTTAAAATATGTCAAAAACAAACAGGCCGCGAAATATGATACCGATTTCATTCAATTGTTATCTAAGCATTATGAGGTTAGTATCCTTGAGGTCACAGAATATGTGGGCATGATGTCCACAACTGATGTCACAGAAATTTTAGACCTATATGGTCTGGACAAAAAGACAAAACGGAAATATTTAAAGGGAGTATAAAATGTCATTACATAAAAGATGGTTAATAGAAGAAATACAAAAATACTGGAATGTAACTGAAGAAGAAGCATTACAGTATGCAGAGACATACAATGCCACAGAACAGGGCAGGGTTGAATTAAAGGCTATCCTAATTAAACGTGGGGTGCCAAGAGAAAAATTAATAGAGTTGAGATTGTAGGAGAATTATGAAATATTCAAAAGAAGAGATTGAAGCGGCGATTGTGGATGCACCAGAACCAGTGGAAAATAATGACAATTTAATTGACGTTGGTGCATTTCAGTTAGATAATGGAATTGATTTAATAAATAATGCCGTTCATTTCGTGGGAGAAGTCACACCAGAATCGGTGGCTGATATTATTAATCGAATGGGGTTCATGTATAATGTGAATAGTGAAACTGATATAAATTTAATGGTTAGCTCTAATGGTGGAGATTTATATGCACTGTTTGGGTTAATTGATTTTATTGATAGCTTGCCGGTCAAAGTAAATGTGTATGTCATCGGACAGGCGTTATCGTCTGCAGGCATTTTATTGGCATGTACCACTGGTCAACGGGTAGTCGGAAAAAATTCTATAGTCCTATTTCATGATGGTGAAATCACAATGGGTGGCAAATATGATGATATCAAAATCCAAAAGGATCACATGGAAAAAATGAGTGATACGGTATTGGATATGCTCGTTGAAAAAACTTCAATGAATCGTGATTTTTGGATTGACAAAACCAAAAATGACTTGTATCTTGATGCTGAACAATGCATCGCCTTTGGTATAGCTGACAGAATTGGGGGATTTTATGGCTAAGCAGCATGTTTCTAATTCTCAGGTATCGATATATTCACAATGCCCCCACAGGTGGAATCTAGAATATATTCAAAAAATTGGAGAATACGAAACAAATATTTATTTGATATTTGGTACATCAATGCATACTGTAATCCAGAAGTACTTGTTGACATTGTATAACGAAAGTGTTAAGAATGCCAATGAGATGGATTTGGATCAGATGCTTATTGATGAAATGAAATCTGAATTTGCCAAGTCATTGGAAAAGGGTGATCCCAATCCATGTACTAAGGCTGAGATGATTGAATTTTATTACGATGGTATAAAGATATTCAGGTATATGGTATCACATCAAAAGGAATTTTTCCCAAAGCGCAAACATAAATTATTGGGAATAGAATCTAATTTGGATTTACCATACGGGCCGGTCAATTTTGTTGGATATTTGGATGTTGTCATATTGAATGAAAAAACCCAAAAAATCAAAATTATTGATTTAAAGACTAGCACTAATGGTTGGAATAAGTGGCAAAAAATGGACAAGATCAAAACCAACCAATTGTTATTTTATAAGAAATTTTATGGTGAAAAATACAATGTAAAGATAAACGATATTCAGATTGAATATTTGATATTGAAGCGCAAATTGTATGAAAATATAGATTACCCACAGAAACGAATTCAAAGATTTGTTCCCGCTAATGGGGTTCCATCGGTAAATAAAGCGATGGCTGAATTGGATGCTCTTGTAACCGAGGGATTTACTGAAGATGGGGAATATAATACTGATAGAAAATATCAGGCTCGGTCTGGTAAAAATAATAGGAATTGTACATATTGCCCATTCAAAGATCACCCCGAGTACTGTGAACCTAAAAGTAGAATGAAAGGTTAAAGAATATGATTATAAGATTATTATTAACGGATTTTATAGACACACCGATGGAAAATATAATAATGAAGCGTATAAATAAAGCCCAGACCGAATTGAGTACTGGATTTACGGCTGAATTTTGGTACATTGAAGGTCAATTGCGACTTGATAAATTACGAAAATTTGTAGACAGATGTTCTTCTGAATTGACATGTAGAGTATCATTTAAACCATTGCAACCAAATACCAGTGAAGCTCACGGATTTGATGTAGCTTCATTTGAACATCATGTGTGGTTTAATATCACACCGGAACGGTATAAAAATTTGCATAAAAGTTATAAATTTGAATATGTATATGGGGGCATTGAAGATATGGGCAATGCGATATCCACGTTTATAGATACTGCCAAGTTTTTTGAAAAACCAAAACCAGAGGGTAGAAAACAAAAAAGGAACGATAGATGGTCAAAATAATTGGATATTTTTGTGTGTTTTTTGGGATAAGTTGATATTTATTATTAGAAAGGAATAATCATGGCTGGTAGAAAAAGGAAGTATGAGACTGAAGAAGAACAATTGGAAGCCAAACGGAAACACCGTATGGATTACTATTGGCGCCACCGTGAAAAAATCCTTGAAGATGCTAAGAAGAAATATCAGGAGAAAAAGGATGAAATGAAAAAAGACATGCCCGACATGTAATAGAAATCAATATTATTGCAATAAATATAGGTTAAAATACGCGGTAGAACATAATTTGTCATGCAAAAGCTGTTCACATCAAATATACACAAATCCAAAAGAAATGGAAAAAAAGTGCCCCAAATGTGGTAATATGATAAAATTTAGTTCTTGGACTGCTTTACGAACGTCTATAAAAAGAAATACTAGATGCCGGAGTTGCATATCCAGTGGTTACGATAGAACGCCCGAGTGAAATATGAAAATAGGCAAATCAAATAAAGGGAAGAAAAGGTCAATGGAGGTTCGTGAATATATACGTGAAAATGGATATTTCAGTCATAATTCGCCTTGAAATAAAGGTCTTACAAAACATAACAATGATATATTAATGGGAATTAGCAAACAAAATTCAGAACATACGAAACAACAGCTGATGATCAAATATGGGTACGATTCCTATGATCAATATGAACGTGAGATGCCAGAAAAAGAATTATATCTTAAAAGGGTAAGACTTTTGACTGAAAAACAACAATTTGATACATTGGAAAATTATGATCTCAGGGGTCGGGCCGGAACTGTTGGTGCATATCACTTAGATCATATAATATCAATTCACTATGGATTTATGAATGGCATTGATCCTATTGAAATTGCGGATATTAACAATCTGAGGTTTATCCCATGGGAAGAAAATTTAAAAAAAGGAGCAAAATATGACAGTTAAAATAGGCGTGATCGGAAGTCGTGAATACGTGAACATGAGGAAAATAAAAGATGTTATTTTTAAACTTAAGGAACGATTTGGGGAAGATTTAGAAATAGTGAGTGGAGAACAGAAACAGGGTGCCGATGGAATGGCTAAAAAAATAGCCCTTGAATTGGACATGAAATATGTATCGTTCCCGCCTGCACACTATCCATATAATTCCCATTGTATTCTTGAGCAAACTGAATATGACAAGCCATATAGGGTCTGGAATTACTCAGCTAGGAATAAACAGATAGCGGAATATTCAGATTATATTTTTGCGTTTATACCAAAGGGTAAGGAAAGCAAGGGTACGAATGATACTATAAAACATGCCAAAAAATTAGAAAAAAAAGTCGTCGTTTTTAATTAGTCCCCTGATATATATATTAGAGGGTGTACATATATATATACGGATGGAGAAGAAAAATATGGAAGATACAAAATTAACGACAGTAAAGATAATAACAGACTGATACAAGCAATTTAAATACCACGCCATTACGGATGAATTTACATTGCAAAAGCTAGTCAATCGATCTATATACAAGTACGTGAATGATGACGAATACAGACAAGAAATATTAAATTATGAACTGCCATTGAGTGGCAGTAAATTTTAATCGGAGGTTACAATATGAGCAATAAGGATACAAGAATTTGAAGTGTTGGTGATATGAGAAACGGTAGTGAAGTTCTACCAATTGATCAACGAAAAACAATATTGATATTATCAGACGATTTAAGGATGCAGTCTGGGGTGGGGACTATGACAAAGGAAATAGTTTTTGGGATAATCCACAGATTTAATATTATTCAAATCGGGGGTGCAATAAAACATCCAGATGTCAATAAAATAATTGATATGTCCGATTCATTGAAATTGGAAACTGGAGTCCCAGACCCAAATTGCAAAATATATCCAGTTAACGGGTATGGCAATCAAGATTTGGTTAGGCAAATAATGACAACTGACAAGCCGGACGCGATACTACATTTTACAGACCCAAGATTTTGGGGTTGGTTGTATCAAATGGAACATGAAATTAGGCAAAATATACCCATTTTTTATTATGCACTTTGGGATGATTTGCCAGTGCCTATGTACAATAAACGATTCTATGAATCTTGCGATTTGATCATGGCCATTTCAAAACAATCCCATTATATTCACAAATCGGCATTATTGGAAACAGATTCTAAAGTTATTGATATGTCAATTAATGAAGTACTGAATGAAAACCATAACGACAATGATATGGAAACTAGAATTAGTTATGTTCCCCATGGCATCAATGAGCATGATTTTTACCCAATTGATAAAGATCATGAAGAATGGGTTGAATTTCAACAATTTAGAAAAGAAGTTGTTAATGGGATGGATATTGAATTTGTTGTATTATATAATAGCCGAAATATACGCCGGAAAATGACTACGGATTTAATTTATGGGTTTAAAACCTTTTGTGATAATTTACCTCCAGATAAAGCCAAAAAGTGTTTATTGGTATTGCATACCCAACCAGTGGATGAAAATGGTACAGATTTGCCAGCTGTTATTGGTGAACTTGCCGATGGGTATAATATCACCTTTTCACATAATAAATTGGACGTTAAACATCTAAATTTCCTTTATAATGTTGGAGATGTAACCACATTGGTATCTTCAAATGAAGGATTCGGATTGGGTACGGCGGAATCACTAATGGCCGGCACACCGATCATAGTCAATACGACTGGGGGACTTCAAGATCAGGTTGGATTTAAAAAGGATGACGGATCGTATGTATCCGTGAAGGATTATTCAAATGGTTGGGGCTCAAATCATGACGGTAGATATACAAAGCATGGTGAATGGTCAAAACCAATATGGCCTACTAATAGGGCAATCGTAGGGTCGGTTCCAACTCCATATATCGCTGACGATAGGTGTGACTGGCAAGATATTGCTATCAGAATATTAGAATGGTACGATACTCCAGAAGAAGATAGAAAAGAGGCTGGACTTAAGGGTCGGGAATATGTTATGGACGATAAGATCAAAATGTCCGCGGCTGAAATGTGTGGTGGATTTATCAAATACATGGATGAAACCTTTGAAGAATGGATGCCCAGAAAAAGATTCACAATGTTTAAAGTTCAAAATCAAAAAAAGAAAATGAAAGACAATGGATTGCGACTTACTAAAAAAATTGAAGCTGGAAATATATACATTCCAGACTGTCAAAATTAAAAAATATCGCATCGAAAGGAATTGTTATGAATAAACCAGTATTAGTTTTTATGGCTCCGGTGGCTACTAGATCGGGGTACGGCTCACACTCGAGAGATATTATCAGATCAATAATAAAAATGGATAAATTTGATGTCAAAATTTTACCTACAAAATGGGGGGAAACTCCACAAGATGCTTTGGATTATCTAAATAAAGATGATAAAATCATCATAGATAGGTTAATGAATGAACCTAGGATGAACAGACAGCCGGAAGTATTTATGCAATGCACCGTGCCAAACGAATTTCAGAATCCTGGGAAATATAACATCGGTATAACGGCTGGTGTGGAAACTACTGTTTGTCCTCCCGAATGGATTGATGGGATGAATCGCATGGACTTGAATATTGTACCATCGGAATTTGTTAAGGGTATGTTCAATAGTCTCAAATTTACTGAAAAGGGTAAGGATGGAAATGTTACCCGTGAAATTGAAATGCAAAAACCAATTGAAGTGTTATTTGAAGGTGCCGATACTGATATATACAAAAAGATTAACAATGTAGGAGCCGAATTGAAAGCTGAAATGTCAGTAGTTAAGGAGAGCTTTGCATTTTTATTTGTTGGTCATTGGTTACAAGGTGGATTGGGCAATGATAGAAAAGATTTGGGGATGTTAATTAGGACATTTTTTGATACATTTAAAAATAAAGCAAAAGCTCCGGCATTAATATTGAAAACAAGTGGGTCCAGTTTTTCTATATTGGATCGGGAAATGATATTGGCCAAAATTGATCAAATTAAAGATTCAATGGGTAATAACAAGCTCCCAAATATCTATGTGTTGCACGGCGATTTGACTGACGTTGAAATGAATGAATTGTATAATCACCCAAAGGTTAAGGCACACGTAACATTTACGCATGGTGAGGGTTTTGGTCGTCCACTTCTTGAAGCTGTGTTTAGTGAAAAACCCATCATTGCACCCAAATGGTCCGGTCATTTAGATTTTTTGCATGAAAAACATACAACATTATTACCAGGTGGTCTGGTGAAAGTTCCCAAAGATGGTCTCCAAAATGGTTTGGTGGTAGATGGGGCACACTGGTTTACAGTAGATTATGGTTTTGCATCCAAGATATTAAAAGATGTGTTTGATAGTTACAACAAATATACCAAATCTGCTAAAGTGTTTTCTCTAATCAACAAAGGTAAATTTTCAATGGATGCAATGACAATCGCATTTGAAAATGTACTTGATAAATATCTCCCCGTTTTCACAACTGAAGCGAATTTGGTACTACCCAAATTGAAGAAAAAGGGTGGGGGCTCACCAAAAATGAAGCTACCTACATTGAAGAAAACAACCGATAGTAAAATGACCGCAAAAATGCCAAAACTAAAAAAGGTGACAAAATAATGAATCATATAGTATCTATAAAAAATACCAACGGTGAATTAGAAAAAGTTAACGTGGAATATTCTGTATATCGTTATATCAAACAACTTGAATATGCCATAAAATATCCCATCAGAAGTAAAATTGAAGAATTATACCCCGACCGATTCGGAGACACTAAAGGGACTGAATAGTGGATGATATATTATATGGATCGTATGATAAATTAAAACATTGGTGGTATGATATCATGCAAATAATCCCAATGTCCGATCCTAGAAGTAAAGAAGAATACCCAAATAGGGAATTGACTAAGGATTTAACTTTTGAAGATCAAATGGCGAAAACCGAACCGTCTGAAGATTGGGATCAGATGTTATTTTATTTGGTTGTAACCGACACTCCCACTCCGGCCGGTGAAATACCAGAAATCAATTTGCATATAAAAACCCAAAAAGTAAAAATAGTAGAGGATTAATAAAATGGAAATAATTGTAAAATGTCCAGTATGTGACAGCGATGATCATTGTTTTGAAGATACAATGGAAGAAAATGACTTTAAATCATATATGTGCTTCAGATGTGGGTACACCAGTAATTCACATTACACTAAAGAATCAAAAGAAAGAGCCAAACATATAAAGAATACTCCCGAATTGATTAGAAGTCTTGAAGTATTTGATACCGAGCGAGAGCTGTTCTGGTATCCCAGTGTATTAAATATGGGTCCAAAAGGCATCATATTCCCAGAGGGTAAAGAAGATAATTGGGTATGGAGATATGCCAAAGTGGTAGAAATAGATAAAGAAAGCCAAAAGGAATATCCAGTACCGGGAAAAGATGGAGAATTTTATGAGAGCCGTTTGGACACCGAAGGTGCCGAAATATACAATAAATTTGATTTTCTAGGTGCCGTAAAAAGCATGGGAATTACCGTAGATTTAGAGACCCAATAAAATGAATGAAAATAGAATTAAAATCAATTGGAACCAGATTGAACCGGGACAAGTATTAACCTTTGTATATGGTGAAGGTGCTAAAAAGAAATGGCGAACTGTATTAGTTCTGACCGATATATTCGATTCTAAAACTTGGAGCAAGCGCAAGGATGGAACTATTACAAAAGTGGTACACACCTTACAGTTGAGAGAACAGCAGAAATTAAAGCTCAGGGGACCTCATCTACGACGTGTATTGAATTTTTTCGACGGGATAATTCG